GTGTAGTAATCTGCACCGAGCGTTGAGCTTGGCTGTTAATATTTCTACCTTCGACTAGTGCTGCCTTGACAGCATCGCCACCTACGTTGCTTTGTAGACAGTTGTTGAAAAGAGTGTTGTACCCCAATTGGTACGTGTCCACACCATAATCGTGTAGACTGTTGACCATGCCAAGTGTACTGTTTATCCCAGTTGGCGAAGCAGCATCCAAGTCAGCATCTGCCAATAGCAGGTTGCTCAACTCAAGTGCTAGATGATTTTGCATAGACTTGATTGCGGAGTTTGCAGATGTTACTGTTGCTGACAATGTTGCATTGGTATTGCATTCTGCTGTGAATGTGTTGGCCGCTGTCCATGTGGCTGCAATGTTACTGTCAATGAATGTTACGTTACCTGTGCCACAGGCAGTTGCTAGATTAACCAACGCCGTGCTCAGTGCTGTTGCAGAAGAATAGGTTAGAGTTGTGGTTAGTGCCGACGACACAGTAGTCAAGTTATCAGTAACACCAACTCCTGCCACAGTCCCTAGCATATCCGTAATCAACGGATTGGTATATGGGCCTGCACCTGTTCCTAGCTTTGCAGTCAGTCTTGAATATTCTACATCGGGAATTAATGTAGTGTATGCATTCAAGTAAGGAATGTCTGGAACTTCGATGCTGGCAATTAGATCTGCCAACTCAGCAAAGCTTTTAAAACTCCCGCCTAGGTTTAACAATTCATTTGCCAGTCCGTCCATTGTTCTTGTTGGGACTACCGCTACTGCTTCCGCAGGAAACACCATTGATAATTCCAGCAGCTGGGCCAGGTTGGTTACTGCCAGTGGTTCTGGCAATACGATCTTAGTTTGACTGATGATCTTTTGCAGTGTTGTGCCCGAGACTTGGCTAAGTGCATTTAACAAATTGTATTGGTTGTCGGCACTGATGAACCCTGCAGGCAACAGGCCTTGCTTTTGTAGATTATTAATAAACACAGTTGGATCATTTATCATGCCCAACTGTGTTATGTCGTATGCTGTGCCTAGGTTACGCAATGCCGCTGACAAGATGTTGATATTGGCTTGGGTGCCAAACACATTGCTCAGGCCATTAGTAGCAACACTCTTAAAGTCGCTAACGGCAATGCCAATGTCAGCAAAGTCAATGCTGTTGAAATGTTCCAGCTCGTTGTTCATCTTCCAGCTGGTAGTAGCGAAAGCGCCTGCGGCACTTACCAGGCCAGCAAACTTGGCAATGTCGTAAGTGCCGTCACCGTTGCTGGGCAACATTTTATTGTACTGCACCTGAGCACTGGCAATAGTTGTGTTCGCATTGGCAATAAACTCGGGCAAATTTAATTTAACAACACTGAAACTACGTCCAGCAAGTACTGTGCCATTAGCGGTACCAGGTTGCAAATTTGCATAACGACCTACTAGACTATTGCTTAACACCGTAGACATTGTTGTTGTCATTGTGGTGTTGGGCTGTAGACCGATGTTGCTAGTTAAATTGCTAGCTGCAATCATTAATACAGGGGTTGACATATTATGTTCCTACTGTGATTGTTGAAGCACCACCACCAATAATAGGACCAGGGCCCCAATATTCACGTCTGTTCTTTCTAATAGAAGCAGTGGTTTTGTCTCCAATGACTGCTAACGCTTTGCCTTCAATAGTAACAGTTGACGCACCGGGCCCTGTTACTGTTTCGCCGTGTTGTGTTTTGTCGCCTACTCTAGCTGGCGGCTTGCCGCAGAAACTCACACTAGGAGGTGGTCCAATAATTGGATCTCCTTGTACAGTTTTGTCTTGATCTACTAGAGCAGGTATTGCCATATTAAACGATAATGCTTTGTTTGGGGATAATCTCAACACCAGTGGTGGTCTTGAGATAGTGTGCAGCCATTTGCTCCAACGACTCGGCGTGGAACATAACGTGTTGTCGGCTTAGGAAAACTTTGCAGTCTTCTTTAGCACTAAACAAACTCTGCATTAAACCTAGACCTTGTTGGCTTGGCATAACTGTGCAAGGAGCTGACACTGAGAATCCTGCATCTGTTTCTTCTAGTACCTTGGCAACCAGCTCGTCGCCGTTGACCATTTTGAAACTCACTACATCACCTGATGCGTATTTTTGATTTACTAACATATTAACCTTTTAATGTTGTCCAGAATGACTCGTCTTTGCCAGCAAGGCCTTGGTAGCCACCTGGGATAATAGTTGTGCCATTGAAAATTTGCGGAACACTGCGTAGACCCATGTCTAGTAGGTGTTGGCGTGCGTCTTGATCTTCTTCGATACTTACTGTTTTGTATTCCACACCCTTGCTCTCTAATAGAGCTTTAGCACGGTCGCAGAATGGGCAGTTGCTTTTTGAATATACTGTGATCATAATGTTGTTGTTTTTACTTCTAATGTAATGTTATTTTCTTCTAGGTATCTTGCATGATACTTTTTCCAATTTGGTGAATGTGGGATAATGCACACCACTTCCTCGTCGGTCCATGTGTAGGTTTTAGCAGGCAAGAATTCAACTACTAACTTTCCAGCATTGGCTAATGCATTCTCGATTGTAGTTATGCTTGCTAGCGCACGTTGAACTTCCTCACGCTCGTTAACAGGTAGTGTTTCAACCCAGTCGATGAAATTTGGGAAAGTTTCTACACTTTCGTCGTTTAATTTGTAAATTAATTCTTGTTTTATTGCCACGTGAGCTCCTTAGAGGCTAAAGCCTTTGAACGTATTGTTATCTACGTCTTGTTTTGTACCACCGATTACATAAGAACTGATCTCAGTTTCCTGTGGTGCTACTTGTACTTCTGCACCTGCGATCCATTTAGCAGTCCACGGTAAAGGATTAGAGCCTGGCTTCATGCCACAATCTAATCCAACAGCGGTCATGCGCTTGCAGGTTAACCAATCAACATATTGTGCTAGCAATTGCTCGTTAAGCCCGATCATTGATCCGTCTTTAAACAAGTATTTAGCCCATGCTTTTTCCTGCTCTGCTGCACTGAGGAACATGGCCTCGCACTCGGCTTTGCATTCTTCTTTGAGACGTGCAAAGTCTGGATCATCTTGCGGTAACAGTTTAATAAGTGTCTGAGTACTACCCAAGTGGACGTTTTCGTCTCGGCAAATTAGCTTGATAATCTTAGCATTACCTTCCATCTTCTTGAGCTCAGCAAACGCCCAAGAGCAGGCAAACGAAACATAGAAGCGAATCCCTTCTAGTGCGTTTACGCTGTTAATAGCTAGCCATAGTTTCTTCTTGAGTTCGTATTCGTCAACGACAATTTCTTTACCGTTAACCAGATGCTTGCCAACACCCAACATGCGATGCCAGCCGCTGTATTCGATTACGTCATCGTAATATTTCGCAATATCTTTGGCACAATTAACAATTGGTTCAATGTTAATTAGGTCGTCGAAGATAAGACTAGGATCACTGTAAACGTTACGAATGATATGGGTGTAAGAACGACTGTGGACCGTTTCATTGAATGCCCAAGTTTGTATCCATGTTTCAAGTTCAGGTAAACTGCATAGAGGTAGAAAAGCAAGATTGGGGCTACGACCCTGGACGCTATCCAGTAGGATTTGTCGTTTAAGATTGCTTGTAAAAATGTGCTGCTCATATTCAGTTAGCTCTTTAAAGTCTTTTGCATCACGCATAACATCAACTTCTTCTGGCCTCCAAAAGAAGCCAAGTTGCTTGTCGGTTAGCTTATCGAATTGTCTGTACTTTAGTGTTTCGAAACGTTGGATAGTAACCGGACCGCTGGCGTCCAGGAACATCTTGGCTGTAGTGTGGTTTTGTTTGTTGTTAATATTAAATACGCTCATTATGTTGCCTTAGTTTTCAAATACAATTCTGATTAAGCCATCGAGCTCATCAGTGTGTTCCAGGGAGTCTATGTCGAATACCAAGACATTGCATGGCAAGTCTGTTAGTTGTTCTTGTATATATTGATCAAGTACCTCAGTTGCTGGCTCTGTGGTACCAAATAAGTCAAATAGATATTCTGGAGCTTCGCGCTCCAACATTTGCTTTGGGTCCAGTGCAATATATCCTCTGCCACCTTCTTTAATAATCGAAATAAATCCAATCACTCGGTCTCGCAGTGTTGACAACGGTACGTAGTGTAGGCTACAAATAGACATTGCTGATTCGTAATGCCCTTGGTGGTTCGCAACGAAGTCGTAGTCAAAGAAGTCAAACTCGTCAGCAAGCCATTCGGGTGTTTCGTCAGGATTGTCTGGACTAACGCCAATTACAGCCGGGATGTACTTTTTAAACATGTTGCTGCCGCAGCCGATGTCGTGAATTTGCTCTGGATTTTTTTCTAGTAACTTGTTAATGTAGTAAAAAGAAGTTAAGGATCCAATTCTAGTACCAAGAATCTGTCTTGGAGTAGTAAAGATCAAGTTAGGGGACATGTGCTTGTCCCAAACCAACACATCAAAATCTTTTGTAATGGTCTTGTATAGCTCAGTTTGGCTAAACTCAGCTTCAAATTTTTCTTGATCGTATTCGTTTAAATTATTCATGATGTGTTTCCTTTTAGATTACGCAACTATCGCAGTCTTCTTGATCGCTGTTGCCTTCTGGTAGTTGCGCTGTAGCGCCCAGTTTGTCAACGTCAATTTCACCTTGGCCATCGTTTGTGTTAAAGTAATAAAGTTGTTTTGTTCCGTATTTGTAGCACATGATCAAATGCTTGAGCATCTCACTCATTGGAATTTTTTCATCTTCATAGAACTTTGGGTTATACGAAGTGTTGGTACTAATACCCTGATCAATCCATTTTTGCAATACTGCACATAGTTTTAAGTAGCCTTCTGGACTACGTTGATCCCATAACAATTCGTATTTGTTCTTTAGTCTGCGGAATTCTGGTACAACTTGCTTTAACACACCGTGCTTGCTTTGCTTAATGCTAACATAGCTACGAGGCGGCTCGATACCGTTGGTAGCATTACTTATCTGTGCGCTAGTCTCAGCAGGCATTAATGCCATCAAAGTTGCGTTGCGGATGCCATGAGTTAAAATCTGTTCACGTAGAGCACGCCAAGGCATACGCTCGTTGTGTTCTACTAGTTCGTCAACTTCTTTCTTGCGTGTGTCCATTGGGAGGATGCCATCGGCATACTTGAGTTCTTCCCACTTCTCACATGCACCTTGTTCTTTAGCCAAGTCAGCTGATGCTTTGATCAAGTAGTATGACCATGCTTCTGCGTACTCATCAACTAGGGCCAATGCACGTGGATCGCTATAGGATACGTCATGCTTGGCCAGGAAGTAGGCAAAGTTAATGATACCGTTGCCCAATGGGCGGAATTCTTTAGTTGCAATTTCAGCAGCCTTGACTGGATAGTTCTGGTAGCTTAACAATGCGTCTAGACCGCGAACGCTTAGAGTACACATACGTTCAAAGTCCTTGGGACTCTTAACGTTGCCCCAGTTTTGTGCAGAGAGTGTACACAATGCAATACGACCTGCTTCGTCGTTAATGTCCATCAATGGCACAGTTGGCAAGTTAATTTCTGTACACAGGTTGCTCATCTTAACAGGATGCAACTGTTCTTTAAACGGGCTATGTGTGTTTGCATGGTCCACGTTCATCAAATAGATGCGTCCGGTGTTTTTGCGTTCTTCCATAAACTTTCCAAACAGTTCTGCTGCTTTGAAAGTCTTCTTGCGTAGCTTGGTGTTGCGCTCTGCACGTTCGTATAATTCTTTGAATCTGTCTTGGTCAGCAAAGAATGCTTCGTACATTTCAGGAACATCGTGTGGGCTAAACAGTGTAATATCGCCGCCGGTAATCAGGCGTTCGTACATTAGCTTGTTGAACTGCACACCGTAGTCCATTTGACGCACACGGTTTTCTTCTGTGCCTTTGTTGTTTTTCAACACCAATAGGTCTTCGACTTCTAAGTGCCAAATTGGATAGTAGATAGTTGCTGCACCATTGCGCACGCCGCCTTGACTGCAACTGCGAGTAGCCGCTTGGAACAACTTCAAGAATGGAGTAACACCTGTGTGGTATGCATCGCCATTGCGAATAGGTGAGCCCAGCGCACGGATACGTCCGGCGCCAATGCCGATACCGGCCTTCTGACTTACGTACTTAACAACCGAAGATGCTGTGGCATTAATACTATCTAAGCTATCGCCGGACTCGATAAGAACGCACGAACTAAATTGCTTTTGTGGAGTACGCAGGCCAGCCATGATAGGAGTAGGCAAGCTGATATCAAAATTGCTGATAGCATCGTAGTAGTCCTTGATCCATTGCATACGGGTTTCTTTTGGGTAGGCCATAAACAATGTGGCAGCGATCAACATGTATGCAGTTTGCGGCGTTTCGTACAAATCCCCGGTAACGCGGTTTTGCACTAGATACTTGCCGCGCCATTGTTCCATGGCTACGTAGGTAAATGTTTCGTCACGTTCGTGCTTGATGTACGAGTCCATTTGATTGATCTCGTCTTCGCTATAGTTTTCTAACAATTCTCGTGTGTAGTAACCGATGTCAGTGTTACGTTTAACTAACTGTAGCAATGGCCATGGCTTGTATTCGCCGTATACCAGTTTGTGGATATGGTATGTAAGCAAGCGGCCTGCTACATATTGATAATTAGGGGTGTCTTCACTGATTAGGTCTGCTGCACTTTTAATAAGTGTTTCTTGAATATCTGTGCTCTTGATGCCATTGTAAAATTGTACATGGCTGTTGATTTCAACTTCGCTGGCACTTACGCCAGTAATGCCTTCGGTTGCCCAGAATACGACTTTGTGTAATTTTTCTAAATTTAGTGGTTCTTTACGACCATCTCGTTTTGTAACGTTAATTTGACTCATTGATTCCTCTTAGTAACTATTCAAATTTAGTTCTTCTTCGTTGTATGTATAACGGAGTTCTAACTGCTCTGCGATGTGTGTGTTATTTAACACCTCACCATCATTCATATTAAGTACATATTTCCCCTGCGCAATCCAGACTAAATTATAGTGTACTCTGGATTCGGTATCATAGTATACTCGAATTTCAACTTCAGGCTTGTGCTCAGTAAGCTTGATAGTATACAACATTCCCAACGCTTTTGCAAGTTCGCAATAATAATTTTCCTCCACTAGAGTCCAGGGGTCTGGCCATGTTGCGGGGGCATCTGGGTCAAGGTAGTAGGGAGTGAATGGACAGCTGGTCCAAAAGTCTGCCACAGAGGTGACAGCTTCTTCTAAAGGTAAGGCGTTTAGACTTTTTCGAAAAGCACGCCAACGAGCCAGCCGCTCGTCGGGAGTAAGTTTCCACATGTGGTTACACTAATGAATTGATTGAATAGGTTAGGTTTGCGGCAGTGGATGCGCTGTAGTTAAGATTTGTGTGCGTAACATTGGCATTCATTGAAAAAACGATGTCAGACGATCCAGTTTCGGTGTAGTCTTCTTCGTAACTAACAGCATTGCTAATGCGGCTCACAGTAATCTTTCCTGTGCGCTGATGACTACCTTGATTGATGGTATAACTAATAACTGCGTTGTTGGCTGAAATGTTTGTGATAGTAGCAGACGAAGCGCCAGCTGCTAGAGTGTAGTGATTTGTAGGGACTGTGATTGCAGCTACAGCCGATGTTAATGTAACAATGTTGCCTTCGAGTACAATTACATTTCCTTGTAGGGTTGTAACGTTTGCTGCAAACGATGTTTCGAAGTCTAGAATACTGTACTGAGTTAAAATCTCAGTTTTACCTAAACTTGGTGCGCCTTCTTCGGTTGTACCATTACCAATGTACAATTTGCGTGTGTCAACGCTCCAACCTAGTTCTGCACTAGATAGGTTTGGTAAGTCTGCTTCTAAACCGCGTCTGTGTTGTATGCGGCTAATCTGAATAACGGCCATTGTCTAAATCCTCTAACTATCTTGTATTTAGCTATTGCTCTTGTGAGGGCACGAATCAAAATGCCATCTCTTCATAATATTTGAATTCCCAATTTTTTCACAGTGTGGGCATTTGATTTTAGACACTATTTTCTGTATTCCAGTTAATCCGGCTATCATTTTTATTCTTTGTTGTTCGGGAATTTCCTTCCCTTTTTTTGCTGCTGATATGTTTGCAATATGTTCCGCGGTTATCTGTCGACCTGTTAATGCTCTAGAAATACTTTCTCGGTGGTTTGCACTTTTAGGCACTCCCTTGCTTGCATTAGACATTCTTTCCCGGGTTTGTTCTGTTAGGATTGCCCCAGTTGTTCCTTCGCCGCCGTCTGTTAAGTTACGTAAGATACCAGTACCATTATTTTTTCTACCGTACTCGTTAATGAGCTTAATCTCCAACGCATGGGCTTCAGCATCAGTTAGCTCGCTTGCCAAAATAACTATGAGTTTATTATCTTTTGGTACTGAAATATTCTGATGTTTTGAATAGGCGCGGTTACCAGAACCTTTTCCTATGTAATACGGACTGTTATCCGATTCTCTTAAATATGCATAGACATAACACTTTTTCATACAATAGTCTCCACTATTGTATTTATGTTTCTTAGCTAGTTAGGTAATAGAGCTCAACTCGTTTGGTCCACTCGTTTGTCCAGTGATCAAATTCGTCTCCTGAGACTTCAAATTCCAGGTATTCTGGCGTCGAAAAGGTGCCATCTGGCAGTTGTTTTGGCTGTACAGCCATCAAAATTACACCGTCACGTATATTGGTGCCATAAGTGTGATTATGTGCCTGTGCATAGGCTGCTAATTGCAAAAAGTAATCACTGATGTATTCGCGCTTCTTGACTTTGTTGCTTTGCTTGAAGTCAAGGATAGCAGGACGACCTTTCCATACTCCCAAGCAGTCAGTGGTGCCTGCGTATAAACCACTGTAAAACAGCGGAACTTCAACACCCCAGAACTCGTCTACATTAGTTAGACCTTTGAGGATAACTTCCGCTGCCATGAACCAACTAGGGTGTGCAAAGGGATTGGCAGGCAGTTCTTTCATGTCGCCATTTAGCACGTACTGTTCCAAGTAGGCGTGCATACGTGTGCCACGATTTGCTGCTTCTGTAACAATTTGTTGCGCACGTTGTTCGCCTACTGCCTTTTTCCAGTTAGCAAGTGCATCTCGGGACTCTTGTGATTTTGTTTTGTCTAGGATTGTAGTAACGCTGGGAACTTTGCTGCCATCGGGCAATGCATAGTGTCGTTTGCCTTCAATAGTGGTTCTATTAAGCGGCGTGTAATCATATCGTTGAATAATCATTATACTCGAAAACTTTCTCCGCAACCGCAGCGGTCACGTTCATTGGGATTTGAAAAACGGAAGCCTTCATTTAGGCCTTCTCTCACATAGTCTACAGTCATTCCGTTTAAATAGACTGCACTCTTTTTATCTACTAGTACTACAAAATTGTCCTGCGCATAATTGATAGTGGTTTCATCTGCGGTATACTGGTCTACGTATTCTAACACATAGGCTAGTCCACTGCAACCGGTAGTTTTAACACCTAAACGAATTCCTGCTCCGCCGCGTCGGGCTAGCAAATTTTTAACTTTCTTTTGAGCCGCTTCAGTTAGCGTTATCATGCTTCTTGCGATAGTCTTCTACTGCTGCTTTGATCGCATCTTCTGCAAGTATTGAACAGTGAATTTTAACAGGGGGAAGGGCAAGCTCAGTAGCAATCTCGCTATTAGAAATCTCTTGCGCCTGCTCAAGCGTCTTTCCTTTGACCCACTCAGTAACAAGCGAACTTGACGCAATCGCTGAACCGCAACCATACGTTTTGAATCTAGCATCTGTAATCACTCCGTCTTCTACTCGAATTTGCAGCTTCATTACATCGCCGCAAGCAGGTGCCCCAACCATACCAGTGCCAACGGTATCATCAGTAGCATCAAAACTACCCACATTTCGGGGATTTTCATAATGATCCAAAACCTTCTCACCGTAAGCCATCTGTGTTCCTTTAAAATAGAAACGCCTCACGAAGAGGCGTTTGTTGATATGCCGTAAAGCAGTGTAACAGAGTTAACTGCGTTTTGCAATGGCCTTATCAGCCATTCCGGCGACAATCTTTTCAGGTTCGGATGAATTTCCTGCACCGCCTTCGCCACCTACATCGCCCATGTCCTCGCCACCGATTGGCTTTAAGTAAACATACTTGATGCCCGACTTTTCGTCTTCCTTGATATCTGCGATCAAGTTCTTAACTACTTCGTTGGTCTTGTACGCATTCATTAGGTCGTTGTTGCTGTAATCTGCACCATCGCTGTGCATGTTAATCATGTTAATTAAACTGTCAACCCGCACACGAGGAACTAGATGTTTGCCAGCACTTTGGGTTCGTAAAAACTCCAATGTGGTTAGTAAATCACCATCGCCACGAGACTCAGCCTCGTCTTCAATGATGTCGTCTTGGATGGCAAATTCATCTAAGCGCATTAGCGTTTCTCTCTGCCTAGTTCAATGTCGCCACCAACTGCTGCGTCAGTTGCACCAAATGCATCGCCTTCAGGAGCAGGTTCGCCGCCCATACCGCCTAGGTCTGCACCAGCATCCATACCGCCTGCCATGTCGCCACCCATACCGCCTAGGTCTGCGCTGCCACCCATGGACATATCCATGCCTGACTCTTGCTCGCCAGCTAGTACGCGAGCTGCGCTGTCTGCGCTTTCACGACCTTGTTGCAGAGTTTGTGCTAGATCTTGTAGGATCGGGCTAACTGCGTTCTTAAATCCGTCTGCCTTCTCAGAAGAGATTTGATCACGGATAGTGTCTAGCAATGCTGGCATTTGCTCATTTTGCATCTTGCTGATTTTCTCCAACATGTCTTGGATTTCATCAACCATGCTCTTAGCAGCCAGGATAGCTTCGCTCTTAGCCATTTCGCTTTCAATGATTAGATGTTGCTTGTTTTCAATCATCCAACGGTGTAGGCTTTCGCGCACCATCATCATTTCCATGTACTTGGCGTTTTTCTCAACTGAATGGGCGCCGTGTGTACGTTTAGCTTGATCAAGTCCTTCAGTTAGGCCCTTGGCTAAAGTGTATGCTTTCTTAAAAGTCATGTTGTCATAATCAACTTTAAAGCCGAAACGACTTTCCATAACTTTATTCATCTGTTTTGTTGTTGGCTTATAGCCTAAATCTTTTAGTTTCATAGTGGTTTTCCAGTTTCCCAAACTTTTAAGTATTTATTCAATCTTAAAGTTTTCTCCAAATCATTTTTAGCTTCAGTTAGCAGATATTGCGTGTCATAGTAGCGAGCTGCTAGCACATCGATTGTGGGGTAATCTTTGCGCTTAATTGCTCGTTGCATACTATGCTGATAGTGCTGATAATCGGCTTGTACTTTACTTAGCTTTTTATCAAAGCCCAGGATTGTATCAGCCGACTTATAACGCTTGAGTTGGTAGTGTATACTATACATTACTGCACTGCGCTTGTCTACAAACGTTTCCATCACTTCGTTGAATGCATCGGTGAGCTGCCACGAATCGTGGGAATTTTTTGTAACACGATACCGCCCAACTTGTACGCCGTTCTTAACAGGCACAATTAAGGGTATTTGTTCTTGATTTATGATGCGTTCAACTTCAGTTTTAGCCCAGGACTTAACGTATGCGCTAACCATGTTAGCTGCTGTTTCGACCATCTCGGCTTTTACTGCGTGAACTGCTCGTTGTTTAATTGTTGATTTTTTTGGTGTACGAGATTTGGCCATTATTGTTTTTTCGAGTTAGCACGTCTTTATTGACTAGTTGATTTGCTATGTATACTTCACGTTCGTTTAAATCACGACGTGAAATTTGACCGACATCTGAAAACTTGCCAAGTACTTCAGCTTCTTCGTTTGTGATAGGAAGCTGAATTTTTCCAGCAAGTAATTCTACTATTTTCATTTGATATGGACGATAAGTGTGATTAGCGCACCGATTAATGCGCCGCCAATGGTTGTGCCAATGGTCAGCATCATTTTGTATGGACCAGTGACTTCTTCGGAGCTCTTAGTCTCCGGGGGCCTAGCTGATCTAGAAATCGTATCTTTGATTTCTATTAGATAGCCCTCGACTTTGTCCATACGGCTTTCTAAGTTTTGTAATTGTGTTTCCAAGTTAGAGTACCTTACCGCGCAGATCTCAACGTGCGCCTCAAGACTCTTTTTTTCAATATCTACTGAAGCCATATGCTTCTCGCCCCTTATTCTTGTAATGGTTGCGATGCGTTTGTGTGCCTGTGTTTGCCTTAATTGTGAGCCTTAATGTTGCGATGAGCATCAATGTAGTATTTACCATTGTTGTTTTATTGAAGCTCGTTTAGCAGGCCGGGCCTGAATACAATATTTCTAATAGCACCGTGGCTGTAAAAAATAGGCAGAATAAAACGTGCAGTTTCGTCTAGTCCTGTAACAACAGGCACTTGGTTAAAGTCTTCTGCTAACAAGGCCAGCTGATCCTCGTCCCGGCGATATACATTACGGTGCTCAATGCTAAAGCTAGCAATCCACACACGCTGTTCTCCGGTGTACACTTCACCAAACAGCTTGCCTAGTAACTGCTCATCTACTACTCCTGACATAGGACCTTCTACCAGTGTAGGCTGTGCTCTGATGCCCAGCACTTGTAGTACTGTTTCCCAGTTGCGCTGTTGATTGCGTTTATGCTCGTCTCCGGGCCTGTTACGAGTTACCCCAGTTGCTGTAATGTCAACTAGGGTGCAAATTGTAAAGTATTCTAGGTTGGAGCTCATGCAATTACTTATGGCCATAAAAAAAGCACTGTAAAAACAGTGCTCTTTTATTCTACTTAATTTAAAAATTAAGCAAAAGTTGTACCAGACAAACCGTTGTATACAGTGAATGTTACTGCACCACCAGTAGCTGCGTTAGCTTCTGTTTGTAGTTGAGCAACGATTGCTGTACCACCAGATTGGTCTGCTGTGTTGTCACCAACTGTTGTTGGAAGACCTTCAACAACGAAAACTGCGTTGTTAGAAGCTGGAGTACCAACTACAGTGATTGTGCTGAAACGCGATAGAACGCGAGCAACTTTTTCGAAGTTGCTGTCTGCGCTAGCGTAGCCAGTTTCGATGCCAGATAGGGTAGCCTTAACAAACTTAATGTCGCGACCGATAAACTCACCAGCGATTGTACCGCCGTTAACTCTTGTAAATGTTGCCATTTTAATTTCCTTTAATGTTTACGCTTTCACGTATGTAAATATTTATCATCTTGATAAAATAACGGGGTTATTTGTTGAAATGTGCTGCCCCGAACCCAGCACGGTTTACTAGTTTAATTAAACCTTGACTTGTAGGGAATACAAATCCTTCGCCTGCTTGCTGACCGCCTGTCCACTGCTCGAAGCCCTGTACCTGCGGCTCTAGCTGTTGACATAGGTTATCTTTAAGCAGATAAATTGCATTCCAGGCAGCAAAAAGTGCATTTAGACCGGCTTCGTGTTGCATAATATAGCCATCGTTGCCATTGGGTCCTGTGACTACTAATTCGTATTGTTTCTTGCTGAGAGTCTTCTCTAACCAACGGTCAATTGGCTCATCAGTCTGCTTGGTAATCTTCTTGTTCATGTAGGTTTGCATAGCAGCTTTAACCACTCCAGCAAGCCCGGCCAAGAACTCATCAATTGCTTTGTTACTAGCTGCTTTCTTAGCATCATTGACCAGCTTGATGGGATTCTTTAGTGTAAAAGTAACACCAGCTTTGGGACTAATGATTGCCACGTTGCCTGCGTTCTGTAGCCCGCTGGTACCATCCCAGGGCGCTCCATCTTTTTGATGCACAACAATGCCGCCGGCTTTGCCAGCAATCAGTTTACCTAGTGCAGTGTTAACAGGCACACGATATTCTACTGTAGTCGGTTTAAACACAAACTTGCCCTGCACCGGTTGCAGCTCTCTAGTCCACATTAAATCTCCCTTGAACACTGACTTTTCAGTAACAGAAGCTTTCATGCCTTCCCAGATAGTTGCCAACTGTGGATATAGGTCTGTACGTGCTACCCTAGACTTCTTCATTTCTGTGTCATACTTTTGCCAGTCAGCTGGGCTGTGTGCATAGAAACCTTCGGGCATGTACTTGTCATTGATGAAGAATTGCCCTGTTGGGTCGTAACCAAATATCAACGCTATGCCGCCATCCCACTTGATGCTGCCTGATCCAGGACTAGCAATGATTTCCTGCAATGCACCGATCATCTGTTGAGCTGCGCCTGTGCCTGCAAAGATGCTGTCCTCGGGGTGAGGAATACGTGGGCCTTCGCCAGCTTCGAATAGCGTTTGAATAAAATTAAGCTCCATGGAAGTAGGCCTTTACTTGTTTAAGTCCTGCCAGGATCTTTTGTCTATCTTGCTCTGCCCTAGCAATCGCTTCAGGAGTTTGTGCTTTGTCACGCTTTTTACCAGCAACATCAATCATGGCTTTTTCTTCGTAACGTTGCCAGAATTTCTGCATAAAGTCATTGGCACTGGCAAAGTTAGCTAGATCGCCCTCGCCGAACATGTTGTTGTTTTCAAAACTACGTGCTAGACCTTTAACACCTTGTACTAACTTGCTGATCCTGACGTCATTTAAGTCATTGCCTGGAAATTGTTGTAGTAAAGGATCAATGTACGTTTGTGTAGTCACTGGGCGTTTAGTGATCTGCTCGTACTCATAGTCAAAGATCTCGCGTATAAAGTTGCCTGGGTCCATGGTAAGAGTTTGTACTTCAACACCCTTTTGTTTACTAAAGGGAACATGCACGCCATCTTGTGTTTTAAGTTGCACGCCTGCATGTTGAATACTCATTTCTAGTAATTCACCTAGCACACTATACATATTGCCAGTTAACAATCCTTTGACATTGTGTTCAGGAGTAACACGGGCAGCTCCCCAACTACGTAGGTTTTCCGGATGCCACATAAAGTCCACTTGCACATACGCATTAGGTCCAACTTGTATAATTGGGTGACCGGGTTTGCTTTCAGTCTGATGAACGTACGATGGGTTCATTTCTTTAACGAATTGGTCAGCAGCTTTGTTATACAGAGAAGTAAACTGATTGTAGGTTAATCCTGCTTCTGCGGGTGCAACCATTTGCAAATCAATATCGCCGTAGATTTTATCAGCTGGGTCAACTTCGTGGTATGCAGTGCTACCGGTTGGTTTGCCCATCTCTACTGGAGGTCTATTACGATCCGCAAGGTACTGGTTAAAGTCAACAACAAAACGTTGTACTTGTGCCAGTGCTGTTTTAACAATCTGCGGATTAATAACAGTACCCTGTGTTGCAACTGTGTCCCAGCC